ACTCCCGCCCGGCCGCGGATCGAGGCAGGACTCGCGGCCGGGCGGGAGTTGGGGCAGACGCTTCTGGGATGGATGCCGCAGGCCAGCGATGTCGGCCAGGGGCTGGCGCGGGCGGTGGAGTGGCTGGGTGAGACCTTCCAGTTCCTGCAGCCGCTGGCACAGGGGTTGTTCGACCTGATGGTGGGCCTGTGGCAGGTGGCAGGGCCGCCGCTGGTGGCACTGTTCGAGACCCTTGCTGGCGTCGTCAATAAACTGGGCATTTTGCTGCGGCCGGTGGCGGAAGCGCTGGGCGGCGCGATGTCGGCGGTCGGCAAGTGGCTGGGTGGGCAGGCCAAGGGGGTTGGCGCCGGAGATCCCAACCTGGCCGGCGGCGCCGGCATCGACCGGCTGGGCCGGGCGGGCAAGCAGGAGGTTGGCGGGGAGATCGTCGTCCGGCTCGAAAATGCGCCCAAAGGCACACGGGTGGAGGCGATGCGGCCAACGGGCGGCATCGACCTCGGGGTCGAGCTCGGCCTGGCAATGGGTGGTTAAATGGCCTTCAAACGCCCGCTTGAGATCCTCATGTTGTCGCCGAACCTGGAAAGGGTGGCGAGTCCGATGCCGGACACCGCCGCCACCGCGACACACAAAATGTCGCGCGAAGTGCCACGCAAGTCACAAGATGTTGATGCCAACGAGGTGGATCAGTGACGGGCTGGCGTGACCAGCTCCGCCCCGCCTCCTGGCGCGGGCTTGCCTGTTTCGTCGAGGATGCCACGGCCTCGGGCGGGCGCAGGCTCGCCGTGCACGAGTACCCGCTCAGGGACGAACCGTACCCGGAGGATATGGGCCGCCGGCAGCGCCGCTGGCAGGTGGTGGCCTACCTGCTGGGGAGCGACGTCCTGACGCTGGCGCGCGCCTTCGCCGACGCCCTGGAGCGCGGCGGCGCTGGCGTGTGGACCGACCCGTGGCGGGGCGAGGTCGATGCCGTCGTCGATACCTACGAGTGGGGGCAGTCGTCGAAGGAAGGGGGGGTCGCCCGGTTCCAGATCGCCTTCCTTGAGGCCGGCGAGGCGGCCTATCCCACCTTAGAGGCGGACCATGCGGCCGCAACGGCGGCAGCGGCGGCAGCAGCGGCGGCCGGGGCCAGGGCCGCCTTCGTGCGCGGGTTCAGCGTGTCCGGCCTGGCCGAAGCCGCGCTCGATGATGCCGCGGCAGTGGTCGGCGTGGCAGCGGCTGATATCAAGGCCGCTGCCGGCACCGTGGTGGCGACCGCTAGCCAGGCGGCCCAGTGGGCGCGGGCGGCGCTGATGTTGGCGGCCGACGCCCGCGCGCTGGTCGAGACACCGTCCCTGCTCGCGGACCGGATGCTGGTGCTGTTGGGCAGTGAGCGGTTGGCGGGGATGACGTGGCGACAGTGGCTCGCGATCGCCGACTGGGCGCCGCGGCTCAAGGCATTGGGTACGGCGCCACAGGCGGCAGCAATGACGACCCGTCGCGCGGCATTGGCGGCGCTGGTGCGGCGCGCCGGCGTGATCGGCGCAGCCCGCGCGGCGGCAACAGGCAACTTCGCGACCTATGACGAGGCCATCGAGGCACGGACGGCGCTGGCCACCCGCCTCGATGATGTCGCGAGCGGGGCTGACGCGGCTGAGCATGCCAGCATCATGCGGCTGCGGGGAGCCGTCGTCCGCGCGGTCTCGGATGCAGCGCCGCGGCTGCCGCGGCTCAGGACGCTCGACTTCTCCGGCTGGCGGCCGGCGCTTGCGGTCGCGTGGGGTGTCTATGGCGGCGAGCCCGCGAGTGTCCTCGGGCGGGCTGATGAGATCGTGGCGCGCAACCGCACCCCGCATCCACTGTTCGCCGCTTCGCCGCTGCAGGTGCTGGTCGCCGGCGGTGCCGGCATTACCAATGATGCGGGCGGGACGCCCTATGGTTGATGTCATTTCGCTCGGCCCTTGGCGGGCACCCCGGCCGCAGCACCAGGACATCCAGCTGGTGATCGGCGGCAGCCGCTATGGCGGCTGGACTGATGTCGCGGTCGTGCGATCGATGGAGGCCGGAAGCGGGCAGTTCGAGATCGCCTACACGGACAGCCCGGCCAGCTCTGGTGGAATCAAGGCAGGCGATCGCTGTGTGCTGGAGTTGGCGGGCCGGCCGGTGATCACCGGTTGGGTGGACCGCACCCAGCACACCTGGGCCGCTGGCACGCATGAACTCAGCGTCAGCGGGCGGGACGCGACCGCGGACCTGGTGGACTGCACGGCGATGCATTCCCCTGCCGAGTGGCGGGGGCTGAAGCTGGAGGAAGTGGCCGCGATCCTGGCGGCCCCGTTCGGGGTGCCGGTGACGGCCGACACGGATACAGGCGCGCGCTTCGACGCCTGGCGTTTGGAGCAGGGGGAGACGGCCTGGGAGGCGATCGAACGCGCCTGCCGCCTACGCGGCTGCCTCGCGCTGCCGGACGGCGCCGGCGGCCTGGTGATTGCCAGGGCTGGTGAGTCCGGCACGGCCTCTGGTCTGTTGACCGGGGGCGCCAAGGGGAACGTGGTCAGCTGGACCCTCGATGAGGACCAGACGGACCGTTATTCCGACTATCATGTCCTGGCGCAGCGGCCGGGTGGTGATGACGAGGCTGTGTCCGATTACTGCCATGTCCGCGGCGAGGCCCGCGATCCGGCCATCACGCGCTATCGGCCGCTGGTGTTGCCGGCTGAAGATGCCGCTGACGCTGGTGTCGCGCTTCAGCGTGCGCGGTGGGAAGCCGTGGTGCGCCGCGCGCGCGGTGTGCGCGCGCAAGCGGCGGTCGTCGGCTGGCTGGACGGCGGCGGGGTGCTGTGGCGCCCCAACACGCGCGTCCGCACCAGCGATCCCTGGAACGGAGACCGCGAATGGCTGATCGCCAGTTGCCGGTACAGCATCTCCGACGCCGGCACGATGACCGAGATGGAGCTCGCCGACCCCGACGCCTATCTGCCTGACCCGGCTGAGACCACAGCGGCTGAGGGGGGGCGGTAGATGGCGTCATCGCCCCGCGCCCGCAACCGCGCCCGCAGGGACCAGGCGACCAGTACGCCGGCGCGGGCCGTTGTCCACACGACCGACGCGGCCGGCAAGATCCAGCGCCTGCAGGTGGAGGCGATGGCGGGCGAGGTCATGGATGGTGCCGAGCACCTGCAGGAATTCGGCTTCGCCTCCAACCCACTGCCTGGCGCCGAGGCTGTCGTCGTCTTCGGATCAGGGCGGCGCAACCACCCGATCGTGCTCGCGGTGGCCGACCGCCGGTATCGGATGCGCGCGCAAGCGCCGGGCGAGGTCGCCATCTATGACGACCAAGGCCAATACGTGCTGCTGGCTCGTGATGGCATCCGGGTGTTCTCGGATCAGCTTGTGACGCTGGCCGGGCGCGAGATTCACATCGACGCCACGGAGACGGTGGCCATGACCGCGGGCCAGCAGATCAGCCTGGTGGCGCCGGAGGTTACGGTTACGGCGGCAACTCGGTTCTCCGCCCAGGCCGGCATCGTCGAGCTGGTCGCGACCGGCCTGGCGCGCCTCGCCGGCAGCATCGCGCGCCTGCACGGCGTGCTGCGGGCCGTCTGGGACGCCGGCGGCACGGGCATGTCGTTCACCCCCGCCGCACGCGCATACCACTACACCGGGACCGCGGCGGCGGAGCTGCCGCCGGCGCCGGAGGAGATCCCTTAGGAGATGACCGACCTCGCGCTCCGCTATGACTCTGCGCTGGGGGCATTCGACCTGGCGCTCGATCCGGCCACGGGGGACCTGGCCATGGATGATGGCCTGGAGACGGCCGTGATCCTCTCCTTGTTCACCGACCGGCGCGCCCAGGATGGCGATGCGCTGCCGGGAGGTTATGGGGACCGCCGGGGCTGGTGGGGGGATGCGTTGACACCGGACGCACCGCTCGGCTCACGGCTGTGGCTGCTCGGGCGCGAGAAGACGCTAGCGGAAACAGCGGCCCGGGCGCGGACCTACGCGCAGGAAGGCCTGGCGTGGCTGCGCCGCGCCGGGATTGCCGCGAAGGTCAACGTCACAGCGCAAGCGGTGCCGGCGGAGAGCCGGGTCGAGGTTAGCGTCGAGGTAGAGCGGCCCGACGGTGCCCACGTCGAGTACCGCTGGCGCAACCTGTGGGAGCCTCAAGATGCCGTCTGAGCGGCCGTCGATTCACGATCTCGTTGCCGACCTTGAGGCGGCGATCGACGCCTACATCCCCGGCGCGGACGCGCGGGCTCCGGTTTCGGTGTTGGGGCAACTCGCCAAGATCGTGGCCGGTCCTGTCGATGGGCTATACGCCTACCTGGCCTGGCTGGCGCAACAGATGTATCCGTCAACGGCCGATATCGAGGCCTTAAGGGAGCATGGTCGCACTTTCGGGGTGGCGGAACACGCAGCCTCCTACGCCACCGGCCTGGTGGTGTTCAGTGGCGTCTCTGGCGGCGTCATCCCGGCCGCGACCCGGCTGCGTGCCGATAGTGGCGTTCAATACCTGACCGATGCCGCAATCGCGATCGTCGATGGCGCCGCTACCGTGCCGGTGGTGGCCGCGGCGCCCGGCATGGCGGGCAATCTGGCGGCAGGCACCGTCGTGCGCCTTGTCTCGCCGATTGCCGGCGTCAACGCGGCCGCCGCGGTGGGGAGTGCCTCCTTAAGCGGTGGCGCGGATCCGGAAACGACCGAGCAGTACCGGGCGCGGGTGCTGGCGCGGACACAAAACGCGCCGGCCGGCGGCAGTGAGGCCGATTACAAGCGGTGGGTGTGGGATATCTACCCGAGCGCGCGGGTCTGGGTCGACCGCTCCGGCGGATCCGGCATCGTCGTCCGCGTCATGATCGATGACCGCTACCCGGGCGAGGCGCCGCCGCCGGAGGCGCTCGCTCCGATCACGGCCTACATCGAGGAGCGGGACCCCGCCACCGATGCGGCGCTGCGCCGACCGGTGACGGCAGATGTGCTGGTGGTGGCGCCACACCTCCACGCGGTCGATTTTCAGCTGACGGTCGACCCGGACACGGCGGCCGTGCGGGCCGCGGTGGCGGCGGCGCTTATGGAAGTGATCACCGCCGAAACAGCGCCCGGCCGGACGCTGCTACGCACACACCTGGATGCCGCAATCTCGGCCGCGGCGGGTGAGTATGATCACGTCCTCATCCAGCCGACCGCGAACGTCACGCTTGAGAGCGGATCGATCGCCGTGCTCGGCACCATCACCTGGGGGGCGTGATGGCTGTATTCACCAACGGCCGCTACGCCGGCACGCCGACAGGCGACTATCTGACCGCCCCCGATGGCCGGCTGCTCCTGTTGCCCGGCCTGGGCGACCAGCCGACGCCGGCGGCGCCTGTCCAGCCGAGCCCGTGGTTGCCGGCTGACAGGGAAGTGGCCTACGGCGCTGGCTTGGCCCAGATGACGCCGGTCGGCGCCGCCTGGTGCCGGGCTCCTGGCTCGGTGCTGAGGGGGATCCTCGACGCGATCGGCGCCGTGCTGGCGCGGCTGCACACAAGCGCTGAGCAGACGCTAGGCCAAGCCATCCCGGAGCGCGCGCGCTCTATGCTGCCCGAGCTGGAGGCCTCAGTCGGCCTGCCGACGCCGTGCCTGCCGGAACTCGCGCCAACGCTGCCGTTGCGCGCAGCGGAGGCGGCGTTGCGCTGGCGGGCCATCGGTGGTGCGTCGCCTGCGTATTTCATTGCGCTCGCCCGGTCGGCGGGATTCGTCACCCGCATCACCGAGTATCGACCATCGCGCTTTGGGCAGCCGCTGTTTGGCGCCGCCCTGGTGGATGCGGCGGCGTCGCATTGGTGGAAGCTCTCGGTCGAAAGCGACGGCGGCGGCGGGGCGTTCCAGTTCGCAGACAACCGTTTCGGCGATCCCTTTGCCTGGCCCGGCCGCATTGACGCGCTCAAATGCCTTATCGCCTCGGCAATGCCGGCCCACACCCGTGTCGCCTACGAGGAGGTGGCACCCGGCTCGATCGCGCCGCTCAAGCCAGGCGAAGCCTCCGCATTGCCGGATGGGAGCTAACTGACCGACGCCAGCGGCGGCTATCTCGTTGCTGGCGGCAACAATTTCCTGGTGATTGGATAGGACCCGACCATGGACCGCATTCGCGCAGAGACCGTCTCCGCCACAGAACCCGCTCCCCCATCGCTCAGCCTGCCGCAGGGGTTCCCGGTCGCCCAGGGGTCAGGAGGCGGCGCGGGCACCATCTTCACGCCGTTCATGTTTCATATGCTGCTGGAAGAGGTGCGCAACGTCATCGTCGCGGCTGGCCTCACGCCCAGCCAGGACAGCACGGAGCAGCTGGCAGAGGCGATCGGGGCGCTCATCAGCGGCTCATCGGTGCCTAAGATCGTCGAGCTGGGCGATATCAAGACCAAGAACACCGCCGGCGGCACCTTCACAGCCGGCTCCTGGCACATCCGCTCGATCGCCGAACTGGCAGACCCGGCTGGCCTGTGCACCGTCGCGTCCAACGTCATCACGCTGCAGCCTGGGGCCTACTGGGCCGAGATTACCTGCCCGGCCAGCCAGGTCGGCACTCACCAGGCCAGGCTCTGGCGGGTGACCGGTGGTACCCTCGCCCTGCTGGGGACATCTGAATACGGCGCGGCCGGCAACGGGCACATGCAGAGGAGCCGGATCGCCGGCGTCATCCAACACTCGGTGCCGACGGACTACAGGATCGAGCACTACTGCACCACGACCCGGGCGACCGACGGCCTGGGCTATCCCGCCAATATCGACTCCGAGGTCTACACCAAGGGCGTCCTGGTCCGGTTGGGTGCTGCGTAAGGAGAAGAGACATGTCGGACGAACGAGCGCCGGTGGCACTCGACCAATTGCCGGTCGTCACTGCCGGGGATGGGGTCGAGCTCATCACGCTGGCGCTAGTCGGCGGGGCCAGCGTGCCTGCGCGGTTGCCGTTGTCGGAGATCCCCGGCGGTACCGCCGGCCCTGCCACCTGGGGCGACGTCGAGGGCGCGCTCAGCGACCAGATCGACCTCTGGAATGCGCTCGCAGGCAAGGCGGCGGCGAGCCATACCCATTCCGAGGCCACGAGCGGGGCCGCGGGGTTCCTTTCGGCCACTGATAAGACCAAGCTCGATGGCATCGAGGCCGGTGCGCAGGTGAACCCTACCGGCGCGGCGGTGGTGACGCTCCTCGATAGCGCGCTGGGGAGTACGGATTGGCGGACGGGCACGGGTGGGGCGGGCGCGGCCGGGCTGACACTTGTGTGTCTGGCGTACAATTCAGCCGACAGCGCCACGGTGACCGACGGCTCGACGGGGAATATCAACTACAACACGGCCGCCTATGCGCTCGACTCGACCGGGCGCTACCGACCGCGAGCCCGTGGGAAATCACGATCAACGACACCGGCCAGTTCTACATCGAATATGACGCCGGCCTGAACTTCGCGGAGGCAAACGTCAAGGGGCTCACAACGGTGACGCTCCGCAGTGATGCCGGCGGCAGCTGGGCGACGGTGCCTGGTTCGACGGTGATCGAAAGTGAGGCTGGGACATCCAGCAGCACGCCTATCCAGAACGCCTACGGCGCCGGCAGCGGGTACTTGAACCTCACTGAATCGGGCAAGAAAATTGCGGTCCAGATGGCGCCGACCGCGACAAACGCGGACGTCAAGGCTACCGGCGGCACGTGCAACATCGCGATTTACAAGCTGAACGCCGCCGGTGGTTCCGGTGGCGGTAGCCCTGTCACCTGGTATGATGAGGCGACCGCGCTTGGTCAACAGACCAAGCTCAAGTTCATCGGCGCCGGTGTCAGCGCGGCCGTCAACGGTGACACCGTCGATGTCACGATCAACGCCCAGGCCGCCGCGGCTGGTGGCGACGCCGGGATGATCCAGTTCAACAACGCCGGCGCCATCGCCGGGGCCGCCGGGATCAAGGTGAAGTCGCCCACCAACGGCCCTGGCTACACCAACCACATTCTGCACGCGAATGCATACACCGGCGGCTGCGCCTTTGAGACCGTGGCGGCCAACGCCGGCTGGTGGGCCGACAGCTATCACGATGTCGCCTATGACGTGGCGCTTGCCGGCGCCGCCACACTCAAGGGGTCGGTGGTCAACGTCCAGAACAACAATGAGATCGCCTCGACAAAGGTCTATCTGCGCAACACGACCGGCGCCGCGATCAATGTCGCTATCGACACCAGCGACGGCCACTTCACGGAGATCATCGGCCTTAGCAACCCCTTTTCGATCGATGCCAACGCGACCAAGATCGTCTACCTGACCGCGCGCAAGGACGCGGCTGGAGTCGTGCGCAAGGCGGTCGAGGGATGATCCCATTCCTGGGCCTCCCACCCCGCAGCAGCACCATTATCATCCCAACGCCTCCCCCTGGGGGTGCTAAACCGACCGCCGCGCCGATCCTGCAGGCGAAGGGCCTGTCGCTCGTGTGGCAGGACCGTCTGGGCGAGGTGGACGCGCCGACCGACGACCGGGACTTCTTCCAAGCGACTACCTGCAGCCGCGTCCAGGAGGACCCGGTCGTATCGTCTTCCTACTCCTTCCCCAGTGAGAACAACCGGCGCCTGTCGTTCGTGGGCTACGACGGCAAGCCAAGCCTGAAGACAACCTACTTCGCTGGCAAGCACGGTTGGATGAACTGGCGCGGCCAGTACCTGTCGCAGGGCTACAGGAAGTTCGGCTTGTGCGTCGACCTGCTCTACCCGGCCGGCTTCAACCTGCAGAACACCTCCGGCGGCAACACCTCCGGCAAGACCATGTTTGGCCTCCTGTGTGGCCATCCGGATTTCATGAAGCCAGGGGTGCCGACCAGTCGTGGCTGGGCCGGGGAGATGACGTGGCCGGAGGACCAGTGGGGTGGTTCGCTCGGAATTAACTGGACCTACCGCGCCAGCAACCCGGGCGGCATCGAATACCATTGGTATCCGCACGTCGTCGGCGCCTACGTCAATGGGGTCGACCAGATCCGCCGCGACAAGTTCTCCAATCTCTACAACATCCCCGGCTACGCGGATCCAGGCAAGAAGCGCTTCACCACCGGCGCCTGGCGGCGGTTGGAGTTGTACGGGGAGATGGATACCAACCGCCGTGACGGGCTGCTGGAGATGTGGCTCGACGGTGTATTGCTGGCGCGGTGCCCCAATCTCGATCTGGGCGGTTGGGTCGGTAACCGCGGACTGGCCCAGGGGACTATCGGCGGCTCAGACTCGGCCGGCACCGGTCAGCTCGTTGGCTCCTCAGGCGGCGGCTGGCGGTTCCGCGGGATTTTTATCCGCGAGATGATCGGCGGCGCGACGCAGCTGGCGGATCTGGTGCCGCAGTACGGCGGCGCCTATTACGCCTACAATTGGCGCGTTTACGGCCTGATCTAAGGCC